AAAAACTAGGAGGCTAAAAGATGAGTGTTGAAGACATTGAGATTGTTCCTGAATGGGCAGAATGTCAGGCAGACATCAAGGAAAAGTTCAGCAACCTTCTTGGTTCCATAGAGCGCAGTGGTGTTAAGAAGCTCGTATGGAGTAAGAAGCCTGGCTGTGTAGACATCGTTTTTGAAAACGATACAAGGCGCGAAGTTCCTGTACAGGGTGATTCAGAAATTGCCTTTATGCAGGACATCTTAAAAAGACTGCACTAGGGGGCAAGGAATGAGAGACAGAATTATTAGAGACCGTGCTTTCTGGGACAAGTGTATTTTTTATATCAACAATGCACCTGAAAAAGCTGATTTCATGCTGGATCATCCATATCTTTATGGAATTTCCCGGAAATTAAAAAGACTGCGTGTCTGCACCATGAGATTTCTCCATTCCTCTTCAATAGGCGGTTTGCTTTTTGGATTGCGTGGAAGAAAACTGTTTTCCAAGTCATCACAGGCGGCAAGAAGACAAAAATAGTAGTGTTCAAAATCTTCTTTAGGCAGAGTCTTAAAGAAATGGTCAAAACAGGCTTTTACCTGAATAAGGATTTGACGGTCTTTGTCAGACAGATTTCCTGTTTTGTATTTGTGAGGAAAGTAGAGTTTTGCGTAGTGAGCGCAAATGCGAATCCAGGCAAAATCTATCAGCTGTTTTTTGGTCATTTGGTTCTCCTTGTGGAAATCATTATACCACAGGAAGAAGTCTAAAGGTTAAATAAAAACACCCGCAGCCGGAGGCTAAACCAACTTGCGGGTGGAAATCTTCCCCATAAGGGAAGTGGTGTTCAAGTTAAATGTACACGCGGCGGGCGAATCCGTCAAGGGGGAAAACAAAGATGAACATTATGAACGAAATCCGTGGCTGCCGTCCTTTCCCTATCGATAAGGACAGGCAGGAAAGATGCTCCAAAGTTCTTGATGATTGCGGTATGACAATCACAGAACTTGCTATGCATCTGGGTTACTCAAGGGTCTATGTTTCAAACATTCTGTCTGGAAGAAACATCACTCCTGATGGCGAAACCCGCATTGCTCAGTTCTTCGGACTTACACGCACTCAGCTGTTTCCTTTGCGCACTGCAGAAGAAATAGCAAGAATGCGACAGGCAGAAGCTGCAGAAAAGGCAATGCTCGAAAAGAAAAAAGAAGAGCGCATGGAAATGCGCCGCCGTGCACTTGAGGGAGCTGCCTGATGGAAACCGTTAAGACTAAGGAGCTTGCCGAAGTCTTGGGGCTTTCGCGCAAGGGAGTTATCGAAAAAGCCCGAAAAGACGGATGGGCTTTTGTGTACAGGGGAAACTCCATGCTATTCGTGGAGAACAGGCTTCCTGCAGACGTGCGCTTTGCTGTTGCACTCTACCGCTCTGGTAAGCCGGTTCCTGTACAGAACGAAGAAAAAAAGGATGCAAGGCTTTATTCGGGTGATGCTTTTCTTAACGCCGGAGAAAAGGCTCAGGGAGAAGCTACCTGGAGAGCGGCTTTAATCCGCGAGTACAACAACAGCGGAATGAACGTTGCGGCCTTTATGGAAGTGTACAACGGCTGTAATGCTTTTCCGGTTCTTAGAGAAAAACTTGGAGAAGTTAGCCAGGCAACTTTCTACCGCTGGATAAAAGCTTTTAAGGAAAACGGAGCAAGCGGAATTGTTCCTAAGTACGGCATGAGCCGTGGTGGTGCTGGAGAAAGTCTTCTGGATGAAGAGCGTGAGCTTTTGCGACGCTTCTGGCTTAAAGACACTCAGCCAAGTGCAATGCACGCTTTCCGCCTTATGAAGGCTAACATTCCATATTCAAAGTGCAGCTATCAGACAGCTTTGCGTTATCTGAACAGTCTGCCAAAGGCTACTGCAGGATATTTCCGGGGCGGCGAAGGTCGCTTTGAAAATGCCTTTCTGCCTCACATGGAGCAGGACATCACACGCTACAGAAGCCTTGATGTTGTGGTTTCGGACCACCACTGTCTTGACTGTGTTGTGCTTTACCGTGGTGAGCTTATTCGCCCATGGATTACTACTTTCCAGGATTTGCGAAGCGGTAAGGTTTTGGGCTGGTGTCCTTGTGTTAAGCCTTCAAGTCTTTCAATCGTTGTGGCTTATTACATGTGCTGTATGAGATACGGAATTCCTGTTTGTCTGCTTTTTGATAACGGAAAAGACTATCACGCAAAGTGGCTCAACGGAAAAACCGAGACTGTAACGGTTATGAATCCGGAAGGCATAGACGAAGAAAAGGAAGTTGAGTTCAAGGGCTTGTTTGCTCTTGTAGGCTCTGACGTGCGCTTTACAAGAACTTACAACGGTAAGTCTAAGGCTCGCCAGGAGAGATACTTCCGAATCATCGGCGAATATCTTGCAAAGGAAATGGGAAGCTACGTTGGATCTGATTCACGAAGCAGACCGGAAGAAGCTCAGCTGATGTGGAGAGGAATCAACGGCAAGGAACAGAGACACGACATTCCAACCTGGGAAGACTTTGTTCAGAATGCCGAAGCGATGATTGAGTACATCAATGATCAGATTCCTTGCAGTTCTGATTACATGGACGGAAAGACTCGTTCCCGCGTGTTTGCAGAATGCTTACCGCCGGAAGAAGAAATCCGCCACGCTTCTAAGGAAATGCTGCAGAAGGCTCTGGTTAAGGGCGAAGTGCGACAGGTGAACAGACAGGGCGTGACAATCGGTAAGACTAATTTTTACAACACCGAATTGTTTGAGTTCTTTGGCCGCAAGGTTCGTGTTTACATCAATCTTCTTGATGACCGTGAAGTTACCTGCTTTACGCTGGACGGAGATTTTATCTGTACTGCAAAGGCAGACTACTTCAAGGAAACAGGCAAGCTTGACGAAGACATTGGACGTCTTACCGGAGCAAGAAACAAGCTCACTCAGATTGCTGTTCTTGGTTCGGGCGAAATGACCATTGCCCCGGAATGCGAGACTATGCTGGATGTTGCCCGCCGCGCCTACACAGGAAATCAGCTTGAAGGTGTGGAGAACTTCCTTGGCAACAGTTCTGATGTGGAGAGCGCAAAAGACTACAAGCTCGCCACTAAAAAATCAACGCTTAAAACCCCTTTTATGAAGGGAATAAATATTGGTGTTCAGGAGGCTAAAAATGAACAGTGAAATCGTCAAGAGACTTAATGACACTCTTGAAAAGTTCGGAATCAGCAAGGCTAAGGCCAGCCGCGACATGGGTTACTCAAGCGCAATTTTGAGTGCTTACACTACAGGTAACTATTCTGGCGACCTTACCAAGCTTGAAGACAACATTGTGCGCTGGATTGCCCGACAGGAGCAGGCGCATTCTCGCAAGCGTATTCCAATCGTTGAAACAACGGCTCTTAAGCAGGTTTTCAACGCCATTGAGCTTGCGCACACGGAGCACGACATCGCTCTTATCGTAGCAGATGCCGGAAGCTCAAAAACCACTTCGGCTAAATACTACGCCGACCAGAACGAAAACACGGTTATTTACATTGCGGTAGTTGCCGGAATGAACCGCTCTATGCTCACAAAAGAGATTGCGCGTCAGCTGGGAATTGAAACAAACCGCGTGCCTTTCAATGCCCTTGTTCAGCAGACTGCAGAAGCTCTTGCAGAACGTGACTCTCTTGTAATTCTTGATGAAGCAGACTACCTCAAAGCTGATGCCTTGGAGTTTGTTCGCCGTCTTGTTTACGACCTGGGAGAAAGCGGTCTTGTGCTTATCGGTTTACCGCGCCTTAAGGGTATGATCCAGAATCTGCGCAATGACCACCGCCAGCTTGAAAGCCGTATCGGAATCTTTTTACAGCTCGAAGGTCTTACAAAGCCGGACGCTTCTCTTATTGCAAAGAGCGTTTGGGAAGACTGCCCTGCAGATGTAATCAGCACTGTTTACGGAACTGCAAAGAGCGACGTGCGACAGTTCACAAAGATTCTGGAGCGACTCCAGAACACTATGACACAGAACAATCTTGATGTTCCTACTGTTGAAGCTGCAGAACTTGCAAGCACTCTTGTTTTGAGGAGACGATAATGGCAAAGCTTGTTAGTCCTATTTCAAAGGAAATCGTTGTGTCTGAAAACATTCCAAAACGCGGCCGCCCTGCAAAGAATGCGCCGATATATGACGATGACAATAATCTGATTATTACATCTGAAGAACGCGAGACTATCAACGAGATTGTTGAAGACATTCGCCACACTGCAAAGAAAGTTGAAGCTCTTATGGTGTCTGCCGCTCAGAACTACTTCAACCTTGGAGAGATTCTTGAGCGAGCTTCCAAGAAAGCAACCTGTTCTATGACAGCTGCAAAGTATGAAGCCAAAACAGGAATTCCTGCACGAATGGTAAGCACGGCTTTTAAGATTTACAAGGAGTTTGCAAATAATCCTGACGGTCTTACTGGCCTTACCATGAGAGAAATTGCCATGCGCATCGGTGAAAAAAAGGAATCGGACGAAGGGGAAACAAGCCCGGTTCATTACAATCTGCCGGAAGGTCAGCTGGAGTATACCGGAGATTATGACTTCGGACTTCCGACAATGAGCGGAATTGAGCTTTCCAGTTACAGACTTCATGCAGATACGAAAAACGGAAACTTCTTTCTGCTCAGTAAGAAAGACAAGATTCCGATTCCTATCGGTGGGCTTACTGTTGACCAGCCGCACAATGACACAATGAAAGCTGCATACAACGAGCTTTTGGTTCAGACACAGTGCGCGCTGGAACGCTACTACGCTCTTATTGAGCAGGGAGGCAATGAATGAAAAATATTCAGGGATTGCAGAGTGTAGAAGACACACAGAAAGAGCTTGTTGTGTGCTGCCTGAATGACCTGGTTATGGATGCATTCAAGGACAAAGAGTTTGAAGTTCTTGTAAACATTCAGCCGGATGGGAAACCCATGGCAGAGGACGGTGGCAAAATTCTTACGGTTGGATTTTTCATCAGAAATGTTTTTTGCCGTTACATAGACGTAAAGGATGATTCTCCTGCAAAGATGTTCATGCGTTGCAGTGAGATTCTGTATCAGATGCTGACACAGGGAGATTAAAAAATGACCTTGACTGAAGAACAGTTTGGCGTAGTAAGCGACAAGATTGATGAAATCATAAAGCTTGCTTTCAGCGGCATTCTTGGTAATGCCCGTGCAAGCCTGGTTGATATTAAAAGTGCTGCAAAGGAAGCAAAAGACGCTTTGTTTGAAGCAACTATCGGAAATGACGGCCCGGGTGCCGCATAAATAAAAGGGAGGTACTGAAAATGGGTACACGTTACAAGCCTGATACAGGCAATCTTAATTCTTTGGACGATGTAGATCTCGCTCTCAAAGAAATCGGACTGGCAGAAAAAGAGCTTGAGGCTATTGATGCCAAGGCTGCAAAAGAGATTGCGGCAATCAAGGAACGTGCGGCAAAGGAAGGAGAAGACCTTCGCAAGAAGATCCAGGACACAGCCGCTAAGATTGCAGCTTATGCTGAATACAACAAGGGCGAGCTCTTTAAGGACAAGAAATCTATTGAGCTTACTTTCGGAATGTTCGGCTATAGAAAGAGCACAAGCATTCACGTTAAGAAGACCACTCTGGAGCTTCTTAAGAAACTTGGCTTTACAGGCTGCATAAGACTTAAGGAAGAGCCGGACAAGGAAGCTATAGCAAATCTTTCTGACGAAGAACTTAAGACTGTTGACGCCTGCAGAAAGATTAAAGATGACTTCTTCTGCGAGGCTAATCTCGACGAGGTAAACAAAGACCTGCTCAAGAGTGCGAGCTGATAAACCGCGGAGAGTCAGTTCTGGATGTCCTGATTCTCCGCTCCATACCAGGAGGCTGTATGAAAATTGATTCTATGAGCGCAGCAATCCGCTGTGTGATTGACGGTATGCCGGACGGCACCTGCTTTTTTGGCAACGAGCTGAAAAAGAAAGTTGTAAGGGTATACCCGGAAGCCCGCCACGCTTATGTGGCGAGTGTGCTCCACTGCATGAGAAGATGCAGGGGCGATGTCGTAGAATGCATAGACAGAAACGACTCGCTGTACAGAATCAGAAGGAATGCTGCATGATGAACACAGCGCAGAAACAATGGGTCAGAATGATTCATGTAGCAAAAACTAAGCTGAATCTTGATGATGAACGCTACCGCGCCCTGCTCACAGGGGCGTGTGGCGTTGAATCATCAAAGGAAATCAAAACCTGGAAGCAGTACGACGCTGTTATGGCCTCGTTTGCAAAGCTGGGTTTTGATTACAAGTCAAAATCTTATAAAGCTGACACAGCCCCACAGGAAGGCCGGAATCCTAAATGGATTTCTGAAAAACAGGAAAAATACATCAGGGGCTTATGGCAGCTTGTGGCAGACAACAAGAGCGACAGGGCGCTTGAAGCTTTTCTTGAGCGGATTACGGGAACAGCCCGTATTGAGTGGCTTAGAAAGTATCAGGCAACCGATGTAATTGTTGCGCTGCGCAAGATGGCTTGCGAGAAGGGAATTAACCCGGACCGCAAGGATTAAAAAAGGAGAGGAGCTGAGCCATGCTGTTCACTGTACATGAGACCGCATTCATTCTTGATGTTAAGCCTGCCCATGTTTACTATCTGTTCAGCATGTCGAAGGTGGACGGTGCTATTAAAGTTCTGGACTGCTGGAGAATTGACGAAGCTTCTTTGAGGGAGCTGTATGAACGAATCCATGCTGAAAGAGTTGAACTCTTTACCGACGGTCTTGAGTTTGAAAGATTTGAAAACCGCCTTGAGACTGTCAGACAGAAGTATGTATCGGATTGTTCAAGACCCCGACCTTCACGCATTCAAAGACGGCCGCGACTGGAATGTCCTCAAATCCGACCTGATAGAATGGCTAGAAAAAAACGAATGAAACAACCGGCTCTGTGTGAAGACTGGGCGAACGGTAACTACTGGTAAATGCTTTTTTTGAGTTTATAACAGAACTGTGACATCCACGGTTCTGTTTTTTTATGCCCTGATTTCATCATTTAAATAAAAATAAAACTAACATTAAGCTATGCTTAATCTTCAGATTATCAGATATAAAAAATCCTATGACTTCCGCGCCAACGGTGCCGCGCCTGATTCTTTTGAAAACAACTGGAAGAACAACTCGCTCGACTGGCTTGTTTTGAAAGATGAAAAGGGAGAGCTTTTCCGCTGTCACTGTCAGACTGTGGCTAACTACTGCTTTGGTGTAAATGCCACTGCCGATACAGTTGCACACGGTGATACTGTTGCACCTGGAACTTTTAAGATTCGCCTTTTTGCTGCGCCCCGCAATTTCCACGGAGAGATTCACGAAATCATTGAAACTACAGACCTTGACGGTCAGAGAATAGACCACAATGCCATGCAGACTACTGAGAGCGGCTTCCAGAACGGCCGCTGGCTCATTCACGACAGATGGAGTGCAAAGCTCGGTAAAGATTCAAACTATGCATGGAGTGCCGGCTGCTTTATCCTTTCTTCCGGCGACCTTATGGCCTTAAACAACCTGTTACACGCCTACGAGCTTCCGGCCGGTTATATAATCGCCGGAAAACTTATAGAGACCGACAAGGAGGTGTAAGGATGAAAGGTAAAATCCTTTGTCAGCTTTCAAAGATAATTGCATCGGTTATTGTCTTTGCCGCTCTGGTGGTAAACGCAATTGCTAAAACTGAACTTGTTCCAGTTGATGATGCAGTAAAAGTTGGAGCTTTTATTTTTGGTGTCTTCCTGCCGATTGATGTTTCAATCTGGATTGACATCATAAAAAGCTGGTTCCGAAAGACTATCCCGGCTGACGGTAAAGACGATGGCAATTAGGGAAGTTATAAAAAAGGCGGCAACTTTTGCCGCCGGTTGTGCCGGAGCTGTTGCTCTTTTGTTGTCGGTTTTTCTGTTCGGTAAAAGAACAGGAAAAAAAGAATCTGCTATAAACGTGAAAGCTGATGAAGCTGAACGAAAAAAGGAGTCTGAAATTGAAAAAACACCTGCTCATGTTCTTGCTGGTAACTCTCCTAACGCTGCCGCTCTTGGCAGAAGAAAAGACGAGCTCAAATCAGACTTTAACTCCAGAGCAGACTCTATCACAGAAAACTTTTTACACACGAGAGGACGTGCTTCTTCTTGTGGATCAGCTGAAAGCTGAAGCTGACAAGGCAATTGAAAACGCCTACGACGAAGGCTACAAAGCCGGAGTTCAGGAATATGCTCCAAAGCTTGCCAGTCTTGAAGTTCAGATTGAATGGCTGAAGAGTGAAAACAAAAAACAAAATCTTGAAAAGTGGACGATTCCCCTTTGGACGTGCGGCAGTGCAGTTGCCGGTTTCCTAGGCGGATGGATTATCAGGGGGAACTGATGGAAGGAATGGCAGTTGTCAGCACAATGGATAAGGTTCTTACAACTCTTGGCATAAGTGGAACTCTCATCGTAATGGGAGTGATTGCTTTTTTTGTGATTAAAGAAGTTAAGAAAGCCAATGAGCTTACACAGAAAGCGGTGGATAGTCTTAAGACTTCTACTGCGAATCAGATTAAAGAACTTCGTGAAACAACGGAAAAGAAGTTCGAAGCACTGCAGGAACATTCAGATGCACATGACAAGGCTATTGAAAAGCGTCTTGAGCAGGCAGAAAAAGACATTAAGTTCCTGGAAAAAGACGGTGTAACAAAAGAAATGCTTTATAGGGAAACCGAAGGCTGGCGGAGTGAGATTCAGCTTGTAAGGGCTGAGATAAGCAAGCTGCCTTTTGAAATATTAAAACTGACAGAAGGACGGAAGAATGAAAAATAACATACTGAGAGGAAAAATCTTAAGACTGCTTGCAGATATGTATCCTGATGGAATCGAGAGAACTTCTCTTATCGGAATCTATCACGCATACGAGCACGTAGATGACATTGACAAATCTGCAGCATATCTGATTGACAAGGGCTACTGCCAGAAGACAGAAACGCCTCATCCTTATAAAACAAATATGTTCATCACATATTACAAGATTACACCAAAAGGAATAGACCTGGTAGAAGGTAATTGCGAGCCAGATACAGGCATTCTTGTTCCGCTGGAGGCGTAATATGGGACGGAAGGCAAAGGCAACCGAAAACGGTCTTGTAGAGCTTATTGTTGATAAATGGGATGGCGGAAAAAATACAATCGTTTATGTTACCGAAGAGGTAAACAAAATCCTTGAAGAAAAAGGCCTGCACGTTACTTTTTCGCGCGAATCAATAAGACGTGTAATCAAAAGCCACGAAGAAGAAATTGCAGACACAAAGAAGGCTGTAGAAGCTGCAAAGGCAATGGCTGAGGTGTTTGCAGATAATCCTGGAACAGAAGTTGCAGAAGCAATGACAATGCATCTTTCAACCCTGATTGCAAAAGATTTGCGCACTGTAGATAGCCTTGAGTTTGACGACCCGGAGAAGCTTGTAAGCTCTGCAAGCCGCATTGCAGAGACTCAGCTCAAACTCAGCCAGGCACGAATGAAAGCCGTTAAGGCTTTAGATAAGGCAAAGCAGCAGCTTAAAGATGAACTTTCAAAAGAAATACAGAGCGACCCTGAACTTCTTTCTAAGCTCTGTTCAATAATCGATAAAACGGAAATTAAATAAATGAGCGAACTCATAAAGGAACTTGCAGGACAAAACAGAAGCGTACTCGAAAAGCAGAAGCGCATGAAACAAGCTGAGAATGATTTCGGCTTTTTCTGCCGTTATTATCTTTCTGACTATTTTTATGAAGATGCTGCAGAGTATCAGAAAATCCTTTATGACGTTGCAAACACTCGTAGCCTTTCAAACGATTTAGCGGACACACTCAAGCCGTTTGTCCGTGAGAAATATCAGAAACTGCTCAAACCTACAGAAAAACTTTCCGGAGCCATGTTCATAGAACCCCGCGAACACGGTAAGACGGTCCGCTGGTCGTTTGCTTATGTTCTGTGGTGTGCGCTTACCAAAAGAGCCCGATATGTACTTCTTATCGGTGCTTCAGGTGACGCTGCAGGAGAGAATCTCGGAAACATCAAAACAGAAATCGAAGAGAACGAAAGAATCCTCGAAGACTACGGCGAACTCCAGGGTGACTGCTGGACCAACCACCGCCTTGAGCTTACAAACGGAACCTGCATCCAGAGTAAAGGTAGCGGCGCTTCCATGCGTGGTACTCGTTTCAGACAGTTCCGTCCTGATCTTATCGTTATAGATGATGTACTCAAAGACGATGCAATAAACAGTCCGACCCAAAGAAACAAAATCCATCGCTGGCTTAAACGCGTAGTTTTCAACCTCGGTAAATCTGCCTTCATAATCTGGGTTAATACAATCTTCCACAATGACGATCCAATCAGCCGCCTTTGCCGCGAGCTCGAAGCCGGAGACCTTGTAAACTGGATAGCCGTTAGACTTTCCTGCATCCGCGAAGACGGAACACCGCTCTGGCCGGAATACTGGGATATACAGAGCCTTGAAGACAAGAAGAAGACAATCGGCGTTGCTGCATTCTCAACAGAATACATGAATGAACCTCTCGCAGATGAAGAACGAATCATTCAGATGGAATGGATAGACGCGTTCAGATATTCAGAGCTTCCACCACGCAGTCAGCTTCAGTTCTTCCTGGGAGTAGACCCTGCAACCGGCGCACACGATGGAACTGCAGAAGTTCCAGTAGCAAGAGACAAGGAAACCGGAATCATCTATGTGCTTCCGTGTTTCTCTCAAGCCTGTTCAGAACAGCAGACACTCGAAGAAATGGAAGTGCTTTACAAGGCTTATCACTTCGCCGCTATCGGCTGGGAGAACGTTGTTTTCTCCGGCATTTACGGCAAATACATTCAGAAGCTTGGAATTGAAAAAGGGCTTTACTTCCCGATTCAGCTGATAGGTGTTGGCTCGACTCCGAAGGAAATGAGAATCCGTTCTTACTCTATGTTAATTCAGAATGGCTTTATCCGTTTCCCTACAAAAGGATGTGAGAACATCATCACTCAGCTTACTGAGTTCCCTATGGGAGCCTTCGACGACTTGTGTGATGGTCTCTACCTCGCTATCAAGGCAGCAGAAAAAGGCTCTACAGGAAACGTTGCAATCAGTTCAGTTTCAAGACAATTAAAGACCGCCGCAAACAGAATCATCGGCAGGGCAAGGAGATAGAAAATGGCAAAACCTACAAAGAAAGAAATGCAGTCTCAGATTATAACCGACAGCGTATTGAACTTCATAAGCTACATGCCGAATCCTGATGACATCGCAAGCGGCACTTTTGAAAGCTACGAAACCTACCGCAAGATGAAGAAGGACCCTCGCATTAAGTCTCTCTTAAATCTTCTTAAAGCCGGAAGCTTGAACTTTCCGCTGCATATCGTACAGGACCAGGCAGACGAAAAGGTTTATGATTTTATTAAAAGCTTGCAGCTTTTCAAGAATCCTCACAAGAAAATGAAGCGTATGCTCACAGCTTTGGACTACGGTTTTTCTGTTTCTGAACTTATCTGGAAAATTGACGGTTCTACTTACAAGCCGGATAACTTCATCACAAGAAAGCCGGAGCGTTTCCACTTCAACAGAAGCTGGGATTTGTTCCTGAACAACACGAACAAAAAACTTGACCAGGATTACAAGTGGCTTATTTATCAGCATGATCCTGATGATGAAAACCCATACGGCACATCTGTTCTTCGCTGCGTTTACTGGGCGTGGTGCTTTAAGGAAGCCGGCTATGATTTCTGGTTGCAGGCTACAGAGAAGTTTTCCGTTAAGTCTCTGCTCGCTCTGTTTGAGTGCGACGGAGATGATAACAAGGTTCGTGAACGCGCAAATCTTATTGCAGAAATGCTCATGGGAATTACTTCCGGCTCAGCTGCAAGCGTTGGAAACGTAAAAGAAATTAAAGACATTGGAATGACAGGCGACCTCTCGCACTTTAAGGAACTTGTAGAAGCCTGTGATATTCAGATTTCCTACGGCCTTACAGGACAGGCAATTGCAACTTCTACCACAAACGGCGGCTCTCTTGCCCTGGGAGAAGTTCAGGCAGATTTACTTTTTGAAGACTGTAAGAGCGTTGCCCTTGAGCTTCAAAGCGTTCTGCAGAAGATTATCGACTGGACTGTTGAGCTGAACTTTGGAAGCGATGTGGCAGCTCCTCAGATTATGTTTGACGTAGACCGCCGCGCCAGTTTCGACGATGTTATGAAAGCAATCGACAGAAAGTTTCCTGTTTCAAAATCTGCCTTGTATTCTTACTACGGAGTACCAGAGCCAAAAGATGAAGATGACTCTTTTGTAATGCCTAGCGGTTCAGAAGTAATGCTCAGCGATTCCGGCAAGCCAAAAGATATAAAAAAAAACTTTCGATTTTCCTAGCCGATTCTGATTCCTTCAAACGTGAACTTGCAAACGTCCGCGAGCTCGACAGCCTTTGCGAACTTGCGGCAACCGCCATAAAACCACACCTTAAAGACATCCTCACAGACTATTTAAACTCAGTTAAAACCGCTGATAAAGAAGCCCTCGAAAAACCTTTCTACAGCCCCGCAAGCGCAGAAATGGTTGCAGCAATAGAAAAGCTCATAGGCTCTTCTTACATGTTAGGACTTATCCATGCAGAAGAAGAAAATCCTGAACACAAGATAAATGCAGCAGATGAAACTGAAATTCCAGAGATTCCGTTTAACGAGGCTATGCAGTTCTTGAAGTCTAAAGTACCTATGAGTAAGGCAGAGTGGAAAGCACTTGAACCGAAGTTGAGATTTAGAGCGTTTACGGTGGCAAATATAAGTAGCCTAGACATGATAGAGAGCATGAAGCATGTTCTTATCGGTGCATTGGAAAAAGGTGAATCATACAGCGACACATGGGAAACCCTTAAAAACATTGCTGATGACGATGCCATGAAAATCCGCCCCGGACTTTGGGAAACGATTTTCAGGACGAACACGCAGACGGCTTACATGGCGGGCAAGCTTAAACAGTATGAGAATTCGGGAGTTGCCGCCTATCAGCTGATGGTGATTGAGGACGGCAGGACAAGTAAAATCTGCCGCCATCTCCTCACCGCAAGCGGCTATGGAATGATTCTGCCAGTAGACCATCCTTTCTGGAAGAAGTACGGTTTCGGACCGTATCACATGAATTGCAGAACTTCCGTAAGAGGAATATGGCCTTCACAGGTTGGAAAGCTTGGAAACCTTGTTGAGAATCCGAGCATGAAGAGCTTTGCAAAGTTCAAGCCGCAGGACGGATTCGGTGGTAATCCGCTTGATAACGGTAACTGGTGGATGATGACACCTCAGCAGATGGAACGTGCGATAAAATACGGATGTCTCAACAGGTTCAGCCGAGAAGAAAACATTTTTGCAGACTATGACAAGGTTTGGAAGGGATATACTCGCCACGAAGGAAAGAATGGCGGATGGTATGATTTGTATGAGACACCACCTGATGATTGGGAGGGAGGCACACATCCTGCAAAACCTATAGTTGATTTCTTAGTTGAAAATGGTTATAAAATCAAGGTTTTGCCAGATATACAGAATATTCCTGAAAAGTATCATATCGAATGGTCTAATCCAGATATTTTAATAAACGGACTTTTAGCTAACATTAAGACAGTTGAAAGTTCAATCGTTTCAAGATTGAAAAGTGCAAAAAAACAACATGTTAGCCATGTTGTTTTAAAAATTCCAGATACTTTTACAGAAGATGATATTGACGAAGGCTTTCAGAAATTCAAAAAAGATTATCATACTTATATGGATATCCTGTATATTTATAAAAATCAGATATTCCATAAAATCTTACAGGCATAAAAAAAAGAGCGGTCTAGGACTGCTCTTTTGAAGTGATCGGGGTATCATCAGCTACTTTCGTAGGGTTGCCTCAACCTTGTATATTAAATATACCACATTCCCCGGAAAATGCAAGAGTTTTTCGGGGCTTTTTATTTTGCCTTTATTTCATCATTCAATTAAATCAACTGTTATTCTTAAGAAACTATTTCCAACAGGATGTTTGCTTCTACTCATCCAGAGGGAAATGTATTGCCGTACATTTCCCTCTTTTTTAAGGATAATTTGGCCCCATGACAGAAGAGTTTCTTAAAAAGTTTGACCAGGCAATTGAGAATAAATCAGAAATAGATTTCTTCAAACTCGCTACAAAAATATGCCGGAAATATGCGTATTATTATTCACACCTAAACAAGAATATTACAGAAGACTGGGAATTAACCGCTGATGAATCAGTGCTTAAAGTTTTGGAGCTGGTAAAGAATGACAACTGGTTTCATACTCCGAATTATTATTTCGGCTGCCTGAAAAATGAAGTAAAATGGAATCATCTTAGATACCTGAAAGAACACGGCCATGAGTTCAGCCTGGAGCAAATTACAACTGATTCAGACGGAAACAATTTTACAGGCTCTATAGAACTTGTTCCTGTAAAAGAAGAGAGAACATATCAACAGGAAATAGAACTAAAAGCTGTACGAAAAATCCTTGAGCTTGCTGATGATTTTAAGCCGCGTAAAGTATGTGAAATTGAATCCGGCATAGAGCATAAAACCTTTTTACGTTTAATCAGAGTCTGGAATATTCAGTTTGATAATGGAGCTACAAGACGTTTTCTTGAATGTATGAAAGTTTATAATGTTTATAAAACGTTAGATTATGATCTGAGTTTAACAAGAGCATATTTTCAAGGGACGCATCTTCCTTTCAGAGCAAAGACATGTATTTCTCTTGCCGAAGAATACCTAAAATTATTTAAGGAAGACAGACAGGTCTTTATGAATAAATTTGTTTATCCGCCAAATAAAACACGCTGGTGGGAAAAAATCAGATAAACAATCTGCCTTAATTTAATCGTTCTTTCTATTTCTAATATATTCTAAAAGCATAAGCGTTCCTCCTGATGGGCTTATAAAAACTAGATTAAGGCTGTGCAAGAGCCTTAACCGCTTTTACAGGAAGAGAGAATTGAAAATCTATATAGCTGGAAAAATATCCGGTGACAAAAACTACAAAAAGAAATTTAAAAAAGCAGAACGTGCCCTGAAGAAAAAAGGACACTCCGTTATGAATCCTGCATGGCTTGTAGAATACAAAGCGTTTTCCTGGATAGATTATATGATTGTTTCAGAAGCAATGCAGCGCAGATGTGAGGCAGTGCTATTTCTTCCAGATTGGAAACAGAGCGACGGCGCAAGAATCGAACATAACCGCGCCAAAACCGCAGGACAAAAGATTCTTTATTCACTGAATGACGTTTGATTTCCTGCCTAATTTTCATCACAAAAAATCATTCTAAAATATACTGATTTCATAAAACAGAACAGCGTCGCCGGATTCCCCACTCAGCGAGGCTGCTTTGGCAACCTATTTAGGCTGCGGACTTGTGGGGAGTTCGCGGCCTTTTTTTTTTGGAGTTTTTATGCAAAAATTTAAATGTCATATTTGTGGAAAAACTATTTCTTCCGGCAGAAGAATAGAACCTTGTCCAGAAGCCCCGGAAATTAAGGAAACAGTTTATTTCTGTAGTACAAGATGTATGAATGTCTTTGTCGGTTCAGTCAGACGAAATCGCACAAAGTCAAAGATCAAATCAATTCGTAGTAAATTAGAAAATGCAGAACATGAGCCTTCTGAAAAAGAATTATCGCTTTTACTAGGAACTCTTACTCCAAAAGAAAAAGATTTATTATCTGCAATCGGAACTGGAGTGATGATGGCTCCTCACAAAACGTTGAAAGAATTTTATCAAGAATTAAGTGAAAAAATAGGGGGCTAAAATGACTACAGGAGAGTTTGCAGATATAGTTTTCGCCATGCGAGAAGCTCAAAAAGAGTACTTTAAATATCGTTCAAACGAGGCTTTAAAACGCTCTAAAGAGCTTGAAAAACAAGTTGATTCAATCCTTTTAAGCCGAAAAAAACGCCCTGAAAATACCTCAAAACAGGGCGAATTATTCGAATAAAATCATCAAAAAATAAGGTAAAAATACCAAATGAAAGAAGTGATTATTGCCGTTTTATGGCTGGTAATGGGTATCATAAATTACAAAGTTTTCGAAGAAGATGACATACTCGCATTAGCAATTTGTCTGCTATTTGCACCATTATTTTTTCCAATTACTTTGATAACAATAGCCTTAAAAATACTTTACGACATCCTCGGATAGCAAATGTAACACAAAAGGTAACAAAATTATTAAAAAACGTGAAAAAAAGCCCATTAAAAAGGGAGTTTTGAGAAAACCATTAAACAGTAGCCTTTTTAAATAAAACTACTTTCTTCTATATATAACTTAGAATTACAGCCTTTTTTGGCCGCCAGTAAATTCTCATTCTTAATTATAAATAACAATTAATATCCGCGAATTCCATTCAAAGGTTCGCGATTCTAAGTGTGATAACGGTTACTGTATTTCTA